GTCGCCTTTTGCGCCGGGGTCGCCCTTCGCTCCGGGGTCACCCTTGGCTCCCTGCTCTCCTTGTATGCCTTGCTCGCCTTGTATGCCCTGCAAGCCCTGCGGGCCCTCCGGGCCTTGCGGGCCGCGTATTCCCTGCGGCCCCTGATCGCCCTTGAGTCCCTGCAAGCCCTGTACGCCCTGAGCACCCTGTGCGCCCTGTACGCCCTGCGGCCCCTGTGGGCCTCGTACATAGACGGGCGCGGGAACCGCGCCGCTGGCGCCTATCCGGAAGCTCATCAGACCTGTATCCTGATCCACCTCAGGGATGATCGCATAGCCTGTGTCGCCCTTTTGCCCCTGAACTCCCTGCGGGCCTTGGGCGCCGGTAGCTCCCGTATCGCCTTTCTCACCCTTCACGCCGTGTACGATGGTATAGGTCTCGTCATTCGACACTTCGCAGTTGTCAAATTTCAGTCTGCTGCGCTGCGGCAGCAAACTTCCGTCCATGCTGTAGATCAGATGACCGGAGGAGGCGACCTCCTCCCAGCTCACGCCATCCGCTGAAACCTCGATGTGCTTGTCCGCATTCAAACGGATGTGCTTCATGCTTTCACTGCCATATTGGATCAATCGCTCGACCCCCAGCGCTACCAGTGCGTCGATCAGGCTGTTATACTCGCCCTGAAACGCTTCTCGGATTAGCCGGTCGAATATCTTCTTGTTCTCCTCCGGTGTCCCGTTCAGAATCGTCGGCGCGGCCACTACACCCTTTGCCGCAATGTCGCTGTCTTTCAGTTTGTGATCTGTGAT